ATAGACGTAAGATACAATCTGATATAAGTGAAAGTGTAAGAGCGTTTATGAAAAAGAAAACAGGTTTTAGAAAAGGTAAATACATTAAAACTGATGAACCGTTGAATATTTACGGCAGACCAATAGGTAAAAAACCAAGACAAAAGATTCTTGGTAAAGCAAAGTATGTATATGGAGCAACAAAAGTTTCACCTCCACCAAAAAAGAAAAACAAAGGTGGTGATGTTAAAGCCATTAAAACTGTTGCAGCTAAACTTAGTAAGGCCTCAAAAGCTCACGCAGGCCAATCAAAAGTCCTAAAAAGAATTGTATCTAAATATGTTTAGATTAATTAAGTTGTTCAAAAATCTTTTAAACTTAGATTATAGAGTTAGAAGATTAGAACGTGCAAAATATTGGAAAGAAAAATATCATGGGACTAAAGAGCAAAGCATTAAGAACTGAAGATGATTTAACTCCTAAACAAAAAATGTTTGTGGAGATTTATGTAAAAGATTGGGGATCTATTACACAAGCTGAAGCGTTGAAGCGTGCAGGATATGTTTGTAAAAATGAAAAAGATTATGGATCCATAGCATCTAAATTATTATCACGAAGACTAAACCCACATGTTGCAACATACTTTGATAAATTATTTCAAAGAGAATTAAAAAAATATCAAGGTGACAACTTAAGAAGATTTAAAAGATTAGATAGACTAGCTGATAAAGCTGAGAAGGAAAAGCAATTTGCAGCTGCAATTAATGCTGAGTATAGATCAGGACAATTAGCTGGTGCTTATGTTGATAAGAGAGAAGTTAGAGTAACAGGTCTGGAGGGTATGTCACGTGAAGAACTTGAAAATAAACTCAGCGAGCTTAGCAAAAAAATCGATGGCTACAACGCCAAAACGATCGAAGCTGAGCCAGAGCACGTTAAACAAATTGAAGAAAGCTAGTTGGTCTGAGTGGATCAAAGCCTTCAATCATTTCCACAATCCAAAAATGTTTACTTCCATTGGTGTAATTAAAATTAAGATTGATGAAGAAAAAGATTAGTGTTCCTAAAAAAGTTAAAAGCGAGATAGAAAAATATCCTATGGTCTCGGTTGAGTGGTACGATATTGTATCTGATAGTTCATGGAGCACATTTGACCAGCTCAAGAAGGCGAAGTTGGCAACTTGTATAACCAAAGGGCATTTGCTAAGTCAAACAAAAGGTGTTACTAGAGTATTTGGTGATTATTCTTTTGGTGATGATGGTAAAAGTATTGAGTCAATAGGAAATACTACTGTAATACCTAATTCTGTAATCAAAGATATAAAAAAACTGACTTAATGAAACGAAATATAAACCAAGAAAAATTATTATGGCAAAGAGTTAAAAAAGGCCTGTCTGATTGTTATTTAACCCGTATAGAAACTACCACAATCAATGGTGTTCCTGATGTTCATGGGGTTCATAAAAGCGGCATATTTTGGATTGAATTGAAGTCCGATCAATTCAGCTATCCAAAGCTAAATAAGTGGCAAATAGTTTGGATTAATAAATATATCAAAGCAGGCGGTAATGTTTTTATCTTGAAAGAGACCCTCTCGAAGAGGTCTCTTAAACTGTACAGACCGGTGTCCGTGTTCACGGATCCTCGTTCACTGGTGCCGTCTCGCTCGTTCTCGTTCCCGTTACAATGGCCAACGGTCCAGCAGGAGCTGGTAAACCTCCTGCAGGGGGCCCAGGAAGGAGAAAGATGAGTTAGTATCCTCGTTCTCGTTTTAAAGATCCCCGTGCCTCGTTCTCATTTTAACATTATGGATAGGGGGCCCTGGATCTGCAGCTGGGGGTTACCCCCGTGCTGAAGCTCGTGTCGTTTCTCGCCCTCGTTTTTCTTTCCCTCTTTGTTAGTTAGCGGGGGCAAGAAACGGCATCCCCTGCAGCTGGATCTCGTTCTCGTTCCAAAGGACAACGTGATACCTCGTTCTCGTTTATAAGGATAGGGCCCCCTGGATCTCCTGAAGCTGGGGAGCTTTCCCCCGCAGCACAGTCCATGAACTTCTGGTGGCGAACAAAAAAATTAAAAAAAGCTATTGACATATCTCCCATCTGGTCTTATGTAAGGTCTGCAACTTCTAGCGATATAGGTGTCTTAGTATACCTGAGAAGGTTGATTAGCTATTCACTATCTAGAGGTTGCTCAACTAACAAAGGAGGATCTCGATGAAGCTCGAAAAATTAATTAAGAAACTAAACAAAGAAAACGCACCACCGGATGGCTGGAGAAAGGACGATGTCGTAAAACAAGATCCTGGTCCTCGCCCCGGTAAGATCTATGCTTTGACTGGGGGCCCAGGCAAACCGTGCATCGCTGCAGGTAATAGCTGGGAAGAAAGCGAAGTAAAAGAAACACCGTGACCTGGATCTTTATGTATATAATTGCACTGTTCGTATGGCCAACATTCACGTTGGCCTTATCTGGTATTCTCGTGCTCTCGCTCGTTGGTGCCTTCGGATGAGTCTCGCTCGTTTGAGGCCTGAGCTGCATCTCCCTCCAGGAGCTGCTGGTGAGCTGGGGGTACTCACGATTCGGTAGTGTAAGTGTGTTAGATTCGTAGTTTAGAATCATTCTAAAAGATAATTGTTGTATTGATAGATGGGATTTGATAAGAGAGTGAACAAACTAACAATTAACAAAAGGAAAGATATGGGACTAGATCAACATGCACATCTTCGAGGTCATAAAGTAAATTGGGAAAAGTATTACTCTGACAACGAAGAGGAAAGTAAGACGGAACATGAACAAGTTTTTGTATGGCGAAAGCATGCAAGACTGCAACAATTCATGTCGGCCATGTGGGACAAGCAAAACAAACACCACAAGCACGAAGGACATCTAAAGCATCTAGGTTTTAACGCTGACCAAGACGCACCTGTCTATATAACCGAAGAGGTCGCAAAAGAGTTAGCCGAACAAATACAAGAGGGTTATAAAGACTATGTCGCTGAAGATGGTTTCTTCTGGGGTCAACAATTCCAAGAAGAGAGCGTCAAGGAGTACAAGGAACAAGACATCAAGTTCTTGAAGTTCTGCGAGCAAGCAATCAACGATAAAAAGGTCGTTGAATATTGGTGTAGTTGGTAATGAGGTTTAAAATTAAAAGCGAGGCGACAGGTGTCGCCTCGCCTCGCTCTCGCTCAGAAAAGGGAAAAGCTTTTACAAAGTTAAAACCTGGAGAGGCACACCAACGGGAGTTCACCAAAATGATAAAAAAATTATTTACTGAAATAGACGCACAACTAGAGGTTGAGCCAAAGGGGGTAAGAATTACACCAGAAACAATTACTAATATGATTAATAAAAAAGATAAAAAAAAGTTAAATTAGCTATTGCAATAATTATGGGATTTGATAAGACATCAATGCAATCATAAGATTGTAAACTTAACAAAGAGGTCAATATGACAAAAGCAATAAAGAGAGTTAAGCAGGAAGAAAAAAAAGTTATTCTTGCCTATGCTCAACTAAAGCTAAAAGCTAATAGACTAAATAAAGAGTTAGACACAATGAAACAGAATGTTGTTGATGTGTTTGATAGGTCTAATCAAAACTTAATTATTGTACAAGACGAATACGGCAATAATTATGGACTACAAAAAATAAATCGTAAGCGTAAGAAATTTGAAACGGCAAATTTCAAGATTGCTCACAATGATTTATTCAACAAGTTCTGTACTGAAATAGAATACTCAGAGTACAAAGCAATAGGGAGTGATGCAGATGCCCAACAATAGTTTAATTAACATTGCTCAGGTACTAGCAAATAGAGTAGGCGAGAAATCGCCTACTCAACTCTCTGATATGCTTATTAATAATGGAGCAAAGAAACAACTCAACTATGAGATCATGTTCCAATTATTAATGGGCGAATGTGAAAAACATATATTAGAGAATGTGGGTAACCCAACTGTTGACGAGTTTAAAAATAACATACTGACTAAATTCTCAACACTAGTACAACAATTAACACCTACCCAAGAATAAACCTTGTAACGTGGCCACTAGCGTGGCCACGCCACCGCCACGCCTTAGAAGGCTCTAAATCTAGAACAAACTATTTTCTTAACTTTTTGCAGATCAACCACGTGCAGCTCCACCGAGCTGTGGCGACAAGGCTTTACAAAGCAATATACATAAATATACTAGGGTCCCAAACGGTATGAATTTACAAAACCTTACTGAAGACGAATTAAAAGATATAATTCTGCAAAAGCAATTACAGTGGATCAAGTTATGCCAGGATAATTTTATAATTTTTGCAGAAGCTGTGTGGGAAGATTTTATTTATAGAAAAACAAAGGACCCAAAGAAATATGGGCACCATCAAATTATTGGTGAAGCATTTCAAGATATAGCAGACGGTGATGCCAAGAGGCTCATCATTAATATGCCTCCTAGGCATACCAAATCTGAATTTGCATCTTATCTTTTTCCTGCTTGGTTCATTGGCAAGTATCCGAAAAAAAAGATAATGCAGGTATCGCACAATGCCGAACTTGCATCTAGATTTGGAAGTAAGGTTCGTAACCTTATGAACACCGCAGAGTACAAACAAATTTTTG